CACCGACTGACTGTTCTACATTCCCCGACTAACTATGTCACACGAGTTCACCGATGGAGTCATGATGCAAGGCGAGAAAGCCTGGCATGACCTCGGACAAGTTGTAGATGGCACACTCCCCGCCAGGGAGGCATTCACCCGAGCCAATGCACTCTTCACAGTCGAGAAAGCACCACTGATCTTCCGCAACCCTGTTACAGGTGTTGAGTCGGCGTCTGAGCACAGATGTGCGACATACAGGACAGACACAGGCGATCAGTTAGGTACTGTCAGCCTCGGCTATGAGGTCATCCAGAACGAGGAACTTTGCAGATTTGCAGAGATGCTTCGGGATGACTGTGAGATGGAGACCGTTGTTGTTCTCAAAGGTGGAGCCAAGATCGCCTTCTCAGCCAAGATCCTGGGCACTGACGCCGAAGTTGTCAAAGGTGATGTCATCCACAGGCGGCTCAATGGCTACCTGTCACATGATGGCACGACTTCCTTTGGAGGTATGTTCAGCAATGTCCGCATTGTCTGCAGCAACACCCTCGGCTGGGCCATGCAAGATGCCAACAAACACGGCAAACAGTTCAAGATCTCACACACCAAACTCGGTGTGTCACAGATTGACTCGACCCTCAGGTCCATTGACATTGCTCGACAGACCTTCAACCAAGAGGTCGAGGACTACAAACGTATGGCCGAGACTCAGATGGACTTTGACTCATACAGGACTTGGCTGACTGATCTATACAACATGCCGAGCGTCAAGATGGATGATGGAACACTGCGTCCAGGCCAGATTGAGGACTCCAAGGTCAAGTGGAACAAGCTCAGGAATGCCTGGGTCGGTGGCTATGGCACATCTATTGATGGTGTGTCCGACACTGTGTGGGGTGCATTCAATGCTGTCACCGAAGTGGAGACCAGCCTTAGAGACGCCCCAGACAGCAGAAACATTGCCACTGTCAATGGATACTACGTCCAACAAATTGTGAACAAAGCTCGACGTTCTGCTGCAGAGTTGTGTACTGTGTAGTGGACTTTACTCACACAGGTTGGGGCCATTTGGCCCCTTTTTTTTACCCTGCAAAGCCGATTTATGGAACGCTTCTTTTGTGTCTACACCGAATGGGTTGATGGAGTCAAGTCCAAACGTTACAAGAACATCCTGGCAGATGATGTGGAACAGGCTTTGTTCAAATGGTCCGAAGACAGAGCAGAAAATCAGTTCCTTGAATCCATCAAACAAGTACCTTTGTCCGAAGACTGACTTTTTCCATTAGTTTTGCAGCATGACCTAACCTACCTCCAGCACCTTTTATCAAAAAAAAATTGATTCGGTGCAGTGGTGGCCTAGGTTCCCAGCTGTCCATAGCGGACATCTGAGTTACCTGGTAGGTGATTTCATCCACGCCAGAGTGGGTAAAAATTCTTAATGTTCGGTGTATCCCCGCGGACTACGCCGGGTCTCATGTTGCGATATATTAAAACAGTGATCAATAGATCACACAGCACTTTCTCCCGACTCAAATGACTATTCGCAAGACTGACATCCGCAACAACATCAAGCTTGTTGCCGAGTCACTGATTGAACAAAACATCTGCTCAGCCGAGCAACTTCCTTTTTCTCTCAATGCACCCGGTGAGTCTAAGGAATTCCACAACATGGTCGAATACATTGAGGAACAGCTTCAGGATTATCTCCTGGAACTTGCTACAACAGCCGTGGATCAGAGCATCAAACACACTGTCTGATCCGCACCAACGTCCCATCATTTCCCGACCCACATGACTATTCACACCTCTGACATCCGAACTGCACTGACACTTTGTGCCAAGGCAGCCGTTCTCAAGCATGAGGTCAACGCCGAGGATCTGCCCTTTGATCTCAGTTGCCCCGACAACTCTGAACAGTTCCACAACTACGTCGAACTTATTGAGAATGCTCTTGCCGACCAGATGCACAACATGGTCATTACTGCAATCCACCATGGAGGTCTCTGATGCCGAAGTACACCACTCTTCGTCTCACTCATACCGAACTTCTTGGCTTGCTTGATTCCGTGGAAGCAGTCTTTCCAGAACTTCGTACTCAAGAGGAAAATCAGACTCTTGATCGGCTCAACAAGCGCATCAATCAAGCACTTCACCGACTGGAGGCCAACTAATGCCGTACTTACCTGATCTCAACCCTCCGAAGCCCAAGTCACCTGGCAACCGACTTCTGTATGCCACCAGGCTCCGAAAAGCACTAGAGGAGCTTATGACGGACACAGAGCGTGACCATTACTCGGGTCTATTTGAACACTTTTCCGACTTTCAAAATGACATCCTTGCCGACCTTCAAGACTCAGTCCCAGCAATTGATCCCTCCAAGCTTCATGACTAAACTCGACCCTCAACAATCTGCTGATGAACTAATCGGCAAACTCCATGAGCTTAGAGTCGAGCGTGACTGTCTTAGAGACGACTATGAGGTGTTATGTCACAGCATACGCCGAAAGTTTGACACTGAGCATGACGATCTAACTAAAAAAATTGAACAGGTTCAAGCCGCACTAGACAAGCTCACAAACAACTGAAGATCCAACTAACAGCCCTGGGGTAAAATCCAGGGTTTTCTGTGGCTGTCTACCAGGTGGACCAGAGTGTCCACAGCGGACCTTTTCCGTCCAGTGGTGGCCTTGCATCCCAGCTTCCGAATCAATTTTTTTTTGATATAAGGTCTTGGATGACCTAACCTACCTGGTGCAATTGATGCAGAAAAAAGAAGCTTTCGGCTTTACCCCTATAATGGTCGGGTTATTGCAGTATTTGTGCAGATGAGCGGCAAAGATGGCGCATTACAACCGCTTTCATCCCTAAAACAGGACCATAAGAACGCCAGAAAACGCACTGTTCAGTCGAAAAATCTGATTGAGGAGTCCATTAACCGCTATGGTGCTGCCCGATCGATTGTTATTGATGAATCGAACCGCATTCTTGCTGGGAACGGCACGGTTGAAGCAGCAGCCG